TCACCTAATGTTTGCAGGTGAAGTAGACACAGAAGAGAGTAAACAACCTTTTGAGACATTGACTGATGATGAAGGTAGAGCGCTTGCTGTGACCTTTATCGAAGGAACAACTCAAGATTTTGGAGATGTTGAGTCTCCTCATTCCAAGGAGTGGAGAGCACATCAACATTACCTAACTCCTAAGATTCTTAAAATATACAACAATCATGGACAGGATTTGGAAAAGACTGTCAATGAATTGAAGGAGTTGTTCACAAAGAATGAGATGCTCAGTTCTGTCTTTCCTGGTACAGAGAAAGATACTAGGGGTGAGATTACAATTCTGTTTCAAGATGGACAGTCTATCAATATGGTTAAGGGAGATCGACACAAGAAGTATGAATGGGGGGAAACTAGTCTAGCCTTTGGTTATGAGGCTAAAGCTATTAATCCTGAGAAGACAGAAGCTGTTAAATCAGGATTGCTGGGAAAGGCTAAGACTTCAGTCCCTGTTACAGGGAAAGCTACATCAACAGTTGTTGAAGGTAGTAAGCTTATCAAACCAGATACAGCAGTGGCTGAAGCTTTTGATAGAGCTAAGGTCTGTCTACCTTATATGGTTATTCCTCCCAAACATAGACTCAGTTCAAATCAATCGGCTGAGTCTTGGTATACGTCTTATGCAGACCCTACCTATGGTATGCCTTCATCTAAAGAAATCAACGAGATGAAGAACAATCAGGAGAAAGCAGTCGCTGTTCGCATTAAACCTACCATTAATGAGAAATCATTCAGAGACTTAATACAGAAGAATATGATTGTTCAAGCTCCTAATCAGGCAGCGTCTAAGCCTGCTACGGAAGCTAAGAAAGACGAGATCATTGTTCCTACTCTGATTGTACCTAAGAAAGAGTTGGAGCAGTTTAAACTATTACAAGCCAAGGTTACTAAAGAGCCTGGGGTAATGGTGTTCAAACCTGATGCCATTATCGAGGCTAGTGTAAATAGTAAGTTAATTGCAGCGACAGATCAGCTAGGTCTACCTGGATTAAGTTCGTTTCATGGCTGGTATGAAGCCTTTGGAGAATTAGTACGAACTGATCCTGTTGCAGCTCAAGCATTGTTAGTACAGTTTAGTACTCAACATTATCTGGATCAGCAGGCTATTGAAGCTGCTACTAAGCAGATCAAGAAGGCAATGTAAACATTGCCCCCAGATTGCAAGAGCAATCTTCTAGCAATGTAGTTCAACTACGCCAGTGGACCCCCACAGTCCGCAACTGACTGGCGTAGTACTCCACGCTTCCACCAGAGCAGCTGTTACGACTGACGGCACCATCCTCTGACATGGTTCGGTTCGCACGCCACTATTGCGCCGGTAATAGCGTGGAGACTATTGACATTTGTATGAAAATATGATATAGGAATTATTAATTCATTAGACAATCTTGATGATAGGTGATTCCCATGCGTTTACCTAGCTTCCTTCGCAAAGACACACCCTTTGAAAAGAGGTTTAATCAACATGATACAGGAGCTTTCATGACACCTGATGCTCCAGCGTTAGAAGCTAAGGTAGAACATCTAGTCTTTATCTATGACGACATGATGTTCAACAGAGCAGAGTATCCTGCCATTGAACATCTAGTTGTAGAACACATGGGACCTGGACTAGCCTTTGTCTCTGTTGAAGCTTATATAAGCAAAGACACAGGAAGAGTCATAGCGATGTTGTCTGATAGACAAGAGAGAGCTGTCTGGTCTGACCATCAGGGTTCTTATGCAGCTCACATCAGAGGAAGTCTGTTCAAAGTAAAGCCAAAAGCATTCTTAGAACTTGACAGTATATATGCAAATAACATATACTGTAAACGTCATGAAATTATATGTGATCTTTGGAAGAGAAGATCAAACACTCAATTACTAGACAAAGCCTGGACATATCTAGCTATACCTGAAAGATGGGAGTTAGATGGAGGATATGAATGGCGTCCTCTCAATATAAACAAACATAATTATTTTGCAGAAGAACCACATTATTATCACTCATCTAGGAGTAGCAAATTAGTACGTCAAGTCTTATAGAGTCTCATCTACCGTGCCCATTGTGCCCTTCCTCTGATGCGTTCTCCAAGTGGTCAGATGGGCACGGCTTCTGTTACTCTTGTAATGGTTATGTTCCTCCTCACGGTAAGAACTTAAATGATTACACATATGAGTTCTTACCATGGAGAGGAGTAGATGCCAAATCATTCGAACAATACGGAGTTAAAACACGGATTGATAGCAGTGGTAAGCCTATTAGTATTAGCTATCCTTATCTTTCTTATTCTAAAGTAAGATCATTAGAAGATAAGAAATTCTGGACTGAAGGTCAAACTTCACCAGGTTTGTTCGGTTGGGATAAATTCTCGCCAGGACAGAGTAAATACTGCTTCATCACAGAAGGAGAGTTAGATGCTATCAGTCTTTGGCAGACTCTGGCGGTTCCTTGCTACAGTGTCTCTAGCAGCAGTGCTGCTGTTCGGGATATTATGGTCGTTCGATCCGAGATTACTAATTACGAAAGAGTGTACCTCGCGTTTGACGCAGACACCGCTGGCAGAACTGCTGTCAGAAACGTCGCTAGACTTATGGACTCGAACAAAGTCTATGATGTCAGATTTACTGAATATAAAGACGCCAACGGATACGTCGAAGCAGGAAAAGCTTACGAACTAAGACAACTCTGTTGGGCCTCTGCGAAGTATCTTCCAGAAGAACTGACATCTAGATTGTCAGACTTTCGGAAGATACTTTCAGAGGAACCTAAATGGGGAGTTCCTTATCCATTCCCTACGTTAAACGAGATGACGTATGGGATACGCACAGGTGAGTCTGTCTTAATCACAGCCAGAGAAGGTGTGGGTAAGACAGAAGTGATGCATACTATTCTTCACTCCATCCTAAAAGGAACCACAGCAAATGTTGGTGGACTCTTCCTCGAAGAAAGCAACAAACGGACTCTCGAAGCTATCGCTGGGATTGAACTGGGCAAGCCGGTTCACCTCCCCGATTGTCGCACCCTTCCTGAAGAGAAGGCTGCTGCGGTTGAAAGGGTTGTTGGAAGTGATGATCGTCTGTTTATTTATAAGTACAACGGCATTTCTGATCCAGACGATGTACTCGGGCTTATTCGGCTACTCGTGGCTGGCTATCAGTGCCGCTATGTTCTGTTTGATCTTATCAATGTGGTTAGTGGTAATGATCGACAGGCAGACGAGAGACGAAACCTAGACTATCTAGTCAATAAACTTGAACTTATGGCTGTCGAATTAGACTTTGCGTTGATATTCGTCAGCCATGTTAATGATAATGGAGAGACACGTGGGTCACGATACATCGCTAAGGCAGCGAATATACGGATTGATCTTGATCGAGATATTAAAGCGAACAGTACCAGAACGTATATCACACTATCTAAGAACAGATATTCTTCCAAGACTGGATACGCAGGATGTATTGAGTTTGACCCAGTTTCTTATACACTTAAGGAGTCTAAAGTAGCAGATAATGATAACATTCGAGATACACAATTATTATTTGAAGAGAACAAAATCAAAGCAGCTTAGACTATTAATGGAGCGTGTATGGGCAAGATCTGGCGTCAGAGACCCCTTAGCTCCAGCCAAGTGGACACCATATTGGATATGTCTATGGGGAAGTCATTGAATAACGTGAAAGAATTTAACTCATGGGATAAATTAGATTATTGGAACTCAGGAGAATGGCAAGTCGTACAAGAACGGCTTGATGATATTGATAAATCTCATGATCTGTATAATCCCAGAAGAGAGTTGATGTTTGCTGCACTAGACGCTACTCCATTCTCTAAAGTAAAGGTGGCTATCTATGGACAAGATCCTTACCCTGATCGCAGCTGTGCTTGTGGCCTTGCTTTCAGTATTCCTACTGGCACCATTGCCGCTGGATTACAGCCACCTCCAACATTTAATACTCTGGTTGCAGAGTATGTGGATGATTTGCATTACCCTTCTCCTTCTAGTACGTCTTTAATGTTATGGGCAGAACGAGGAGTCCTCTTATGGAATGCCATTCCTTCATGCGATAAAGGAAAATCTCTATCCCATGATTGGCCTGAGTGGGCTCTTCTTACTAAAGAGATTACTACCAGATTATCTGATAAGGGTGATGTGGTATTTGTCTTCTGTGGAGGTGTGGCTAGAAGGAGTGTTAAAGATGTCAATCTGGAACACAATTCGGTACTGGAAGTATCACATCCTTCTCCTCGTGCTAGTCGTAATAGTATTTACCCTTTCCGTGGGAGCCGTATATTTTCCACGGTTAACGATAGACTTACTCAGAAGCATAGGCTTAATCCAATAAACTGGAAGCTTCCATGACCTGTCCTCAAGCGGATGAGACTGTCACCATCTCCTGCGCCGAGCATGAAGCGTTATGGGCGGCGGCGAAGGCGCTAAAGGGACTAGATAATGTCAATTATCTTTCTCCTTACGACACTACTCACTCAAAGTCAGCAAACAACGCGCGCGAAGCCCTCTCCGCTCTCAGCGCCGCTGACATACAGATAGAATGACCTCGGTCAAGGATGGAGGAGTAAATGAAATGGCTTATCCCAGCTATATTCAGCTTTATGGTCAGCCTGACCCCAACCCATGCAACAGAGATAGCTCACACAGGAGAACCATGCAAAACGATTCAACAACTCCTCAAGGAGAGGAGTCAAACTTCGAAGAAAGAACATCCTTCGCAGCATATCTATTACGAGACTATAAATTCAAAGAAGTGTTATCATGTACACACTGTAACGACGAACCAGACAGAGAAAGATGCTTCCGTATGGGTTATCCCAAAGGGTGTCTCTTCTTTCCCGAGGAGTAGTTTAAATAGCAGTGTGTTAGAGTACTTTATGCAGCCGTCTATGAGGGGCTTCTATGACAATTACACAAGAGGAAGTCCCTTTGGAAGATGAGACTAATGTAGTTCAATTGAGAAGTATAACAGGAGGAAAGCAACCTCCTAAGAGAGGACATAATTGGTTACGAGAGCTTAGACCATGGACAGTATTCTTAGCGAGGAATGCGAAGCAATCTGAAAGTGAATTGTTTCTCTTCCAATTAAGAGCTAAGTATGGTAATGCTTGTGAATTATTTTGTTTTATTCCTAAAGAACAACAACCTCATATAAGGTATTTTTCTATGGAGAATTTTAGCAATGAATATGAATGGACAGAAACATTGGAAGAAGGTATAGATGACGCAGGTAATAGGCCCGATACCTCTGGAGGATTGGAGGTTGTTAAAGACACTGAACAAGACAATACCATACCTAGAGACACAGGACAGTAGAGTTTATTCTAATGTCTTAAGTATGGAACGTAGGATTTATAGAGATGTTAAAGCGAAATACATTTATAATTAATCATTATCCAGAGGATAAGTATCCTTGGTATGTCCAACAAATCCAATATATGGACTATGGAAGATTTACAAACAAAGAAGCAGCTGAAGAACATTTAAAGTTCTGTAGTAAAGAGTTTGATGAGAGTAGTCTTTGACATTGAAACTAATGGATTAGTTAATCCTACTAAGATATGGGTTATAGTCTGTAAAGACATAGACACAGGTATAACTCATATCTTTAGGGAGGTAACTCATGATGAGAAGGCCAAGGAAGCTTTTAGGGCTTTATCTAATGGAGTGGATTTATGGATCGGCCATCATTGTCTCGGTTTTGACTGTCCTGTCTTATTTAATCTACTTGGTGTGGATATCCCCATAGAGAAGACTATTGATACTCTAGTCTTATCTAAACTAGTTAATTACTCAAGAGACGGACATTCAATAGAAGACTATGGTGTACAATTCGGTCTAGAGAAAATTAAGTTTAATGATTTCAACAAATATAGCAAAGAATTAGAGGATTATTGTGTTAGAGACGTACAAATCTGCCATGGAATATACAATTTATTTACTAGGGACGCTACTGACCGACATTGGGACTGCTCTACAGCATCTTGGAGGAGGTCTGTTACATGCGAACACAGATTTCAAACCATTGTTAATGATCTTCATAACAATGGGTTTGGTTTCGCTAGCGATAAAGCTAGTAAGCTCAGGGATAAAGTCTGTCTGGAGCTTGAGGGGCTGGATAAAGAAATCAGAATTGCTTTCCCGTCGAGATTAGAACGTATAAGAACGTTTAAACCTGTGAGGACTAAGCATGGAACTCTCAATAGAAAGGACTTCAGATGGGTTACAAATGGGGATCTCAGTAAGTATTCAAGATCAGATATTGTTTCAAGATTTACTGAATGTCCTTTTAACCCATCTTCCCACAAACAGATCGTTGATGTTCTTCATGGAGCCGGATGGTCACCATCAGAAAAAACTAAAACTCACATTGAATTGGAAAGAGAATGGATCAGAAGACCAGCCTTGGGTATTGACTACGAAGCAAGACTGAAACAACTCTCTAAGTATGGATGGAAGATCAATGAAACCAATTTATCTAGCCTCCCCGTTAAGGCCCCTTCCCCAGCAAGAACACTGGCTAAAAGAATCCTTCTTGAAGCCCGAAGGAGAACGCTTACTGAGTGGCTGGAGCTTGTCGATACCGATAATCGCATTAGAGGTGACTTCTATGGGATCGGTGCCTGGACTCATAGAATGGCGCACCAAAACCCTAATACAGCCAACATTCCTAACTCCACAGATACTAATGGAAACATTAAACTTCTAGGGAGTGAAATGAGGTCCCTTTGGATAGCACCCAAAGGGCGTCTGTTGGTGGGTGTAGATGCGGAGTCAATTCAACTCCGAATCTTTGCCCATTACATAGACGATAAGGAGTTTACAAATGCCCTCGTCTCCGGACGAAAGGAAGATAAGACCGACCCACATTCGCTTAACAAGCAGGTCCTTGGCAGTGTATGTCGATCTAGGGATGCTGCAAAGCGATTTATATACGCACTACTATTGGGGGCAGGCATTGCGAAGCTGGCTGAAGTCTTGGACTGCGAAATACCCCAGGCAAAAGCAGCACTTGATCGTCTCCTTGTCAAATATGAAGGTTTCGCAAAGCTCAAAAGAACAGTTATCCCAAACGACGCACGACGTGGCTGGTTCATTGGACTGGACGGTAGACGTGTTAGAATAAAAGGAGAGGATGAGGGACAGCGTAAACACTTAGCCATGTCTGGCTATCTCCAGAATGGTGAAGCAGTCATAATGAAACATGCCACTCTATTGTGGTATGATAGGTTGAAACAAAAGAATATTGACTTTAAACTAGTAGATATGGTACATGATGAATGGCAAACAGAATGCCCTAACGATATGGGCATTGCGTTGGCCATTGCTGAAGAACAGTGCAAAGCACTAGAAGAGGTAGGTGTCTTACTGAAGATGAAATGTCCATTGAAAGGAAGCTATGGCGAACAAGGTAAGTGGACCATAGGAAACAACTGGAAGGTAACACACTAATGCACATACAAAAAGAATGGCGTATGGGAACATTTATTAGCACTATCTTTATGATTCTTGCTGGTATTGGTGCTTATCGAGTTATAGAAATATTATGGAAGGTGACACATTGATACTGAACTAGATAGAGATTTTCTAGAAAGATATTGGAATTTGTTTTATAATAGACAAGTCAAGGAAGAAAAGAAAATGAAAATCTATGCATTGAAATATAAGGATGAGTTTGTTGATTTCTCAGATAAGCAATTCGATATGAAGAGTTCTTATCGTTGGGAACGTGAAGAAGTTAAAGGAGATCTTACCATTGTTAGTGGTGAGTTTGTAGAAGATAAATGATTAATCTCCGCTATGGCTGCCAAGGCAATGATCCTTATTCCTACATCCTGGGGTAAGGGGAGTTGAAGTAGACCTAAAACGCCGATTGCCTATGTGGTAGCTCTACATAGGAAATATAAGTATCGGCGGCGGAGATTGTTATGTCATATAAAACTACAAAGAGACGATCGCAACGTAAACATCTCGCAGAAAGATTAGCTAAACGTAGAGATTGGTTAGATCGTAGACGCCATGAAGCTTATGTTTCTTGGCTAAAAAGATATAGAGAAAAGGAAAAGAATAATGTATACATATGAAGGAACAATTGCTTATAATGAGCCTAGGACGGCTGCTGTGACCATTGATACTCCCAAGGCTGTTTCCTTAGTTGAAGCTGAGGATATGATTCTTGAAGAGTTCGAGAATAGCTACCCAGAGGCTATTGATCCTGAGTTAGTTGGTGAAGTGAAAGACATCAACTAATATGGTCTTTGGTGGTCCAGGTGGACAACAGGAATATGAATACCTGAGTGGAAAGGTACGTTGGGCTAAACTCTTCGTACCTTCCATATATAACAAATATAGCCTAGAACTTAATTTAGATCGAGAGTCACTGGGCAAAGCATTAGAGCTTAAGAAGCGAGGTATAAAGAACAATATCAAGAATGAAGATGGAGAATACTGGATCACCCTATCTAGTCCCTCTAAGATAGAGACTAGGACAGGTCCTAAGATGCAGTTACCCCCAGCTGTAGTTAATATAGATGGTTCCGATTGGGATACTAAAAGAGGTATTGGTAATGGCTCTGATGTCACCTGTAAAGTCTGGGTACGTAAGTACAAGATTAGAAGTACAGATGAAGATGCCATTGCTATTAGATTATATGGAGTTAAAATAGATAACTTAATTGAGTTTAATCCTTCTAAAGATTTTCCTGAAGGAAACAAGAAAGCTGTTCAAGTTTCTGGATTGAAAGAATATAAACCACAGGAGTGGTAATACTTATTAGGCTAGGTAGAAGTGCATCAGGTCGTATATGTAATCTAATGAAACCTGTCGCCTAGCCTATTAGGCAATTTGCCAATTGTCAAACCACTAATCCTCACGGGAGAGTAATATGCCTGTATACCATGCAGAAATCATTGTTAACAAAAAGAAAGAAGATAAGTGGTTTACTTCCCGTGAAGAAGCTGCTAATTATCTTTCTATTAGAGCAGCTATAGACTTTCTAAATAAAATACCTCCTAAAGGTTTATCTATAGAAGGTAGAGCTAGAATAGTTCTAGAAAACTTAGATATCCTATCATCCAGACTTGCTGAGATCGATGGTGAAATACAAGAATATACTAAAAAGAAAGATTAGTTAGTCCCTTATCTTTATTCATATAAACCGCTGGTAAGACTCATACATAAGTTAGTCGGTTGGAAAGAAGATACCATACCTGTCCCTGAGTCTATTATCTTCCTCTAATCCATGGGAAAGGAGAAAGCCGTATTGGCGATACGGATGAGACTACGATCCCCATGTAGTATGATTACAGTTATGTCTACGGGCTTACTGGTTATCCTGCATAGAGGTAGAACGTAGGTGATGGGAGACACTAAGGATGAACCCCTGTTGACTAGCTCCTTCCACAGAGCGAACTCTAGAGTGCGATACAGGTGATCCATAAATGGCAAACAGCCTCATATGTAAGAGCTATATAGGTGTAAGTCTTAACAGCAGACACTTACGTTGAGTAAACAGTTGGAAACTCAATTAGAGAATACAGAGAAGTTAAGTAGCCTATAGCTGATACGGTGTAAACTCAAACGTATGAGGAAGTAGTTCCGTAAAGGTCTGTAGTGTACGGCTGTCTACCGTATGCACCGTAGCGATCCGTTATTTGTATAAAGTAGCATCATACTCCCTCACACACCGGCCATGTAGGCATTGCTTTCAATAGCATAGAGTTGTAGAGAAGGAATGATGTGAGCGTCTTTGCTAGAGGGTTTAGGCATCACGGTGATAGTGAGTACCTCTTCTAGTACCGAATGACGATCGGAACCTATGATGGACTATCGGCTGGTAAGACACAAACTCCTAGCATACATGCAGAGGAGGATTATAGGAACGAAAGACTCCCACAGAGGATAGGCACAAGTCCCCTTGAAGGATAGTGCACTGTTGGCTGCTAAGGGCCTCTGGATCGATCTGTGGAGAGAACCGTCTCTGAGTGACATGAATTGTCGAGATGTCGACGACTAGTTGAAAGGAGACTCCCTTCCCTCTCACAAGGTTTCCTCTGGCAAGCTTTAGCTTGCTGCTAACGTGTGTTTCACACAGATAGGAGGTTCAGATGTTTCCTATGTGGTATGGGAAGATGCCTCCTTAAGTTCAATAGGCGGGGGGCTACTAGTCTGTTTATTAATTTAATTAATCAATTTGTGAATAACAATAATGGAGCATAACAATGACATCATCACTAATAGAGATGATGCTACTAAAAGAGATAATTGGGAGTCAGGATAATGACTTTACCAAGAAGTATGAAGATTTCAATACATGGCTTAAGGAGAGAGATAAGAAAGCTAAGACTATCGCACCTGCTACATTCTCACCTGGACAAGTCTTCTTGTTTGTGTTAGGCTTAGGTCCAATTATGGGAATGGGAGGATGGATAGCCTGGATGCACATCACACAATACGCACTTGATTTAGCACGTACATTACATTGAAATCAATCTATACATTACAGACAGACATTGAAGAGCTGTTAAAGACTAAAGGATGGATGTCTAATGGCCTAGCGGAGGAACTTGGTAGAAGCATTGCTGGAACTCTAAACAACCAGTTTAACGCTTTAAGACAGCCTTCGCTTAGGCTATCTCAGATGGGACCTAAGTGTCCTAAGGCACTATGGTATTCAATACACCATCCTGAGTTAGCAGAGCCCGTGCAACCATGGGCTCAAGCTAAATTCTCATTCGGGCACTTTTGGGAAGCATATGCGATTATGCTTACCAAAGCTGCTGGTCATGAGGTTAGTCATGAACAACATGAGTGTGAACTTAATGGAGTCAAAGGGCATATTGATGGCATCGTTGATGGTTGCTTGGTTGATTATAAGTCATGTAGTAGCCGTCAATTTCAGAAGTATAAAGCTAATCAGCTGGAAGGGGATGATCCTTTCGGTTACTTGGATCAGCTTGATGGGTATACTACTAGCCTTAGGAAAGAGAGTTTTCTTACTGTGAAAGATAAAGGTTATATCATAGCCGTTCACAGAGATATGGGGCATATTCATGTCTACGAACACAGAGTTAGAGATACAATTCGAGAACGCGTTGAAGCATACAAGAGGATCGTTGATAATTCTAATATCCCTGAGTGTACTTGTGCCACTACATCCCAAGGAAGCGGAGGAAATATTATACTTGGCACGACAGCTTCATATTCTGCACAGAAGTGGACTTGTTTCCCAGAATTGAAGTGTTTCTTATATAAGAATGGTCCTGTCTACTTTGTGAAAGGGAGACCTAGAGATGCCCTTAGAGAAGTCGATAAAGACGGAAACACAGTGTACGCTTAATTTCAGAATTTCTTTTAGAGGAACTAAAAAAGATTTGTTTGAGATACTAGAAGGTAACGCTTATAATGAACTTAAGAATTATGAACATACAGCCTTCTTTTCAGAAGACTTCAACAATCCGAAGGATAAGTAAGTTTAATTGCTAAAGAAGAAGCCTCGTAACAAGTTCGAGAAGCGTATAGATCGTCAGCTAAAGAAAGCAAAGGTGGCCTATGCTTACGAGAGCGAGAAGTTACCTTATGTCTGGTCTGGTCATTATATCCCTGATTTCATCATCAAGCTTAGCAGCGGAGACAAAATCTACATCGAATGTAAGGGATACCTTAGACCAGAAGACAAGCGTAAACTCGTTGCAGTTAAGAAATGCCATCCGACTTTCGATATACGAATCGTGTTTTACAAAGCAGTTCCTACTGCCATTAGATGGGCTGAGCGCCAAGGATTTACATATGCTATTGATGCTGTGCCTAGGGAATGGCTTATCAGCAGTGAAGAAACAGTTCGGATTTGATATGCAGATGATTGAGGAATAACATGACTACTATGAAAGAAAGATGGGAAGCACGGGCTAAAGAAATCGATGAGTGTGAAAGTCTTCCTGAGCTTGTTATTAAACTATTTGATATATTAGATGCTGAAGAAACTAATGATGATTGCACACGTACGTTTAAAACAACTACAATCAGTTCAATAAGAACTTTATCTGTGCATGATTTAGAACATATTCTTCCACGAATGAAATCATTAGCTTATAAGCAGTTACAATCTGACCAAATGCGAGAATGGAATTTATGATTAAGAAACATCCTATGAATAGAGCAGAAAGATTGTTGATAAATGAAAAGAAGAAGAGAAGTAAAAGAGGAAGTAGCGAAGATATTCCTAATGAGTTTGTTAGAGCCTTATCTCCCGACTTTGAAAGTCGGGGAGAGGATCTACGATTTGTCAATAAAAACTAACACATACAATTATACATTTGTGTATACCATAGAAAGGGAAGGGGGTGTAAACAATCATAGCAATCACAAAGATAGCGCAGTCTAAGCAGACTGCTAGACGTAACTATGCCAAGGAGACTAGATATGAAAACACCAGAGCACAGGTACTCAGACGTGAAGCGCGAAATGAAGCTCGTCGAAGGGCTATCCGAGCAGGACGTGTTAAAAAAGGTGATACTAGAGAGCTTGATCATCTTGGGTATCATCGGACTGGTAGCCTTAGGGATGTACCAGTACGTCTGGTAAGTAGACACGCTAATCGTATCAGACAGCCGCCTAGACATTAAGGAAGACTTCCATGGCACTGAGCAATGACAAAGGTAAGAGCTTATCCATAACTGCTGCTGATGAAGTTAAAGCGTTGGTGACCAATAAGAAGAGACAAGATTTCTTACATAACCATTTGGCTGATCAGCAGTTAACCAAGGAAGGTATGGCTCTTGCTCAGCTGTTTGAAGGTATTCAGAAACAACGTATAGAGGTTAGGAAGGTTTCTAAGCCTAGTGTTGGATATGATGACGAGGGCAAGGAAGTTAACTTACCTCGTACAAAAGAACAGCACGATGCAAAGATTAAAGCTGAGGAACGTCTTAAGAAAATGGAGACTGCTTTTGCCAAGGGCTACGAAAACGGAGAGATGAAAGATGTCTTCGATCTCGTTCAGCAGCTTGGAAGCAAAGATAAGGGAGGCAGTGGAGAAAATAAGGGAGGAGAGACTTCCTAAAGCATTCCTAGAAGCACATACTAAATGGCATACAAGAAAGCACCAGATGCATTATCAGCACTGGTGCTCTTGTAATTTCTGTGAGGTAAAATGGGTGGGTACTAGATATATAGGGTTCACACCTTTTCCTTTAGTGAGGTATCAAGAAGAGTTAGGAAGATTGAGGCAAGTTCCTTGTCACAATATAGACACTCTTGATATAGCTAAAGATATAGTTTATCGAGAGCGATTACGTAAACGTAAGATAGTGAGGAGAAGTCTGATGGAGTGTAAAGAAGAAGTGCTATGACAACTAAAGGATATAGGTATAGTCGTAACAAGAAGTTACGGACATTCTTTAATAACCAACCAGCCAACAATGGCAATTGGTTAGATTTACAAAATATGACTGAAGAGGAAAAAGATAGTATGTATGAAGCTATTGGTAATTGTATACCAACACCTACGGTTTCAATTAGTACATTTATGTACGATCACTTAAACAATCCTTGTCCTACTCCTATTAAAAAGGCCAAGGTAACATCCACAATTGAGGAGAATACTATGAACACCACTGTTTCTTTTGAATCCGAGCGTCGTGCCCTTCGTGATCTACTCTATTCTCTGGAGAGGACTAAGCTTGCAGAGCTTCGTAAAGCTTGCCACCTGGATCATTATCATCCTAAGACAATTGCTGAAGTGAAGCAGTTGTTAAAGGATGGTAAAGTCACAGTCGATCCTTGTTATGAGAATGATTACGACGAGGAGGATGAAAGCGTTATGGAGTACCGTAATCCTAGTTGTATGTTAGTCTTCAACTACCAGAAGCCGGATAAGGTGGCTTGCAGAGAAGGGATGAGCAAGATTGAAAAGGAGACTAAGAGGTTAGTCACTCAGATTGCTGTTCTTCCTCCTGAGGAAGCTCTGAAGAAGTTGGAGGCTTTTGAGAGCAAAACTATCCACTAATCTACGTTTTAACACGTAGATCACCCTAGCATACCGATCGGCCATAGGGTGTAAGAAAATACAATAGACCCCCGTCTAATGACTAAACCCCGGCACCGAAAGGTGACCGGGGTTTTCTTGTGTCCGAATTACATCTATATTCTACATTTCTCTATTTTAGAGGTATTGTAGTATATCTTCCTCTAGTTATTTTACCATGGGGGACTCTTCGTCCTCCTATGGTTTCAGCATTAGGAAATTCTTTTTTAATTAAATCTAAAAGCTGTGTTCCATATTTACTTCCTAATGTCCACATATCTTTAGATTCAGGATTCCAGGAATCACTTGATCCAACCCAATCAACATGGAGATGTTTATAATCCGCAGAATTACTTTCTCCATGTACTTCAGACTGAGGAGTTATAATTAAGTCATGTAAAGTATTACCTTTTTCATCTTTTATATGATAGCTTTGAGAACCTATATCGTCAGATTTACCGATTTGCTCTAGACTTAATTTACTTTTTAATTCACCTTCTATAGGTCCACCTTCAGAGAAATTCTTATACCAGTCTGATAGAGCTTTCTCATATTCAGGATCTCCTTTATTTGGAAATACACCTTCGGCTGGATTATATGGTTCTGTTTTACCAGGAGCTGGTTCTTCACCAGATGCTCTGTTCTGTCTAGTCTTCCAATCATATCCTTTTAAGCTATTAAGTTTACCAGCTACAGCGTTTCTAGTAGTTCCCAATTCCTTAGCTATTTCAGAGAAAGACATTCCTTCTTCATGCATACGGATAAGTCTATTTACATTCTCAGAATGAGCCCATAAAGATAAATCTCTCTTTATAGCTCCGCTTGCAATACCTCCAGCTCTACCCATAATACCGCCTAATTCACCAGGACCTATAACATCTTCAGGTTTAAGCTCTTTAAGAAAGTTTAATACTTTACTTCCTTCTAAGCCATGTTTAGCAGCTAAATCTTGTATGGACTTCTCTTGACTAGGTGAAAATGGAGTATAGTTTTTATCGGACATAGGTTTATATTCAGGATATGGCGTTACTTGTCCTTCAACTCCGGTATCTGATTCTACATCGCTAAACTTTCTACGACTTTCTAAAGCACCTTGTAGTCGACCTCTATAGTCTTCTCTAGTTGCATTTAATTCCTCTGGAGTCTGTTGAGGAGAAGATTGGAACCACCAGTTCTTTACTTGGCCTTTGCCATGAGGAACATCTAAAGGAGATGGAAATCCTTGAGCAGGAGAGAATCTCTCATTAAAAGTATTCTCAGGATTTGAACTTTCCCTTTGGTCATTCATTGCGTGATAAAGATTTCTATGCTCAGCCATAATAGTAGAGTTAGCTTTCATAGTGAAGGGTTCTACTGTACCAGGTTTATCTGGTTCTTTATTAACTGTGGGAGAATCTATAGATGGATTGTCTTGCCCTGTCTTCTCCCATGCTTTAAGTGTACCTTCTACTTTAGAATGAGTTAAGATAGCTAACTTCTTACCTTGGTTATTATTAATAGCATCTCTGATACCTGCCTGGGATCTATCTTTGAAATCATTAAAACTCTCTGCACCACCGACAGGTTCATTTGGTGTCTTATCTACAGCATCTTTCATCTTCTGGGTATTCTTATCGTCGCAAGGCTGTCCTTCTAGACTGCCCATATCCCATGTGTTTAGTTTATCATCGAACTGTGGAACTATGCCTAGCTTAGCAGCAATGATATGAGCAGATTCTTTAGCTCTAGGAAGACTAGAGGATACAATAGCATCTACACCTTCTGATTTAAGTTGTCTAGCAGCAGTCTCTGCTTGCTTACGTCCTACGTCTGTTAACTTAGAATTTTTGGTTCTAATGACATTATCTTCATTATCTTCTGTCTCTCCATGACGTACGAAGAATAGTTTATGATCATCGCCAGAAGGATTTAATACATTACCAGGTTCAACTCTTTTAAAATAGTCTTGGAGTTTCTTCTGCCCATGCATTTCTAAATTAGTAGGACCTGGAGTAAATCCATATCTTCCTTCACCTAACTCATTCCAACGACCTCCTTGATATTCTCCAGTAGAGTATTTACTCTCTTCAGAGAATGTAGGATGATTGGGCTTTTTGAATGTATCTGGATAATGTTGCCCTTCTCCAGGCACGAAGTCAGGATTCTCTTTATGAAAGCCTTGCATATCATAATCTTTACTATCCTCAGGACCATACTTTTGACTATAAGTCTTTTGCTCTTCAGAGTTTAATGGAGTATCAAACTTGTTGGCTTGATAAACATCTGTCTTAGGATCATAATTAGGACTTTTAGTTAAATCATTCTTAATAGGATTATCTAAATGATAGTCTACTGCATCTTCATATACTTTAC